TTTCCCGGATACGGCGCAGCTCCTCTTCCAGTGACGCCTTGCAGTCCGGCACCGGGTTCAGGTTCGGCATCGCCGCCACGTGGGCAAAGCCGCCGTGCGCCGCCGCGAGTGTTCCGGTGCGGATCGTCTCCTTATAAGAAAATCCCGGCTCACGAAGATGAACATGCACATCAACGAAACCGGGAAAAATAACTGCGTTATGAACTTCATTACAAACAGTATCCGTGGAGCAGGAAACACGATCTCCGATAGAAACAATTCTGCCGTCTGAAACAAGAACATCTGCCGGACGGAGCGAGCCGTCTTTCCATACCTGGGCATGCTTGAAACAAGTCCGCATAACTGACCTCCTGTGTTTTGGCGCTCGATGCATTATAAAAGATCGCGCGGCGATTGTCAAGTTTTTTTCGCTTTTCCGGCAGAATTCGTAAATTGCAAGAGTTAATTTCAAAAAATCCGAAAAATTTTTCAGCTCAGCGATGCCACAAACTCGTCGAACAGCATCCCCGCCGTCTTTCCGCCCAGGAGCTTGCGCGGATAGTTGTTCATCCAGTCCTGCACGGCGCTGATGTCTTCGTCCGGAACGGCGTCCAAGTCCGTCCCTTTCGGGAAGAACCGGCGGAACATCCGGTTCTGGTTCTCGTTGGTGCCGCGCTCGTTGCTGCGATAGGGATGGCAATAGAAGACCTGCGTGCGCCGCTCGCCGGTCTCTTTGCTCGTCATCATTCCCTCGTAGTCCATAAACTCGCTGCCGTTGTCCACCGTGATCGTCTTGAAGATGCGGCTGAACTTGTTGCCCCAGCGCCGCTCCAGCTGATCGAGCTTTTCCACGACGCACTCCATTGTGCACGCCGCCATCGGCAGAACCAGTTCCGTCCGCATCGCGCGTTCCGATAGCATGAGCGCACACTTGCGGCCATTCTTCTTTCCTTTCACCGTGTCCATCTCCCAGTGTCCTTCTTCCTTCCGCTCATCGATCTCCGGCGGCCGGTTCTCAATGCCTTCTCCTGGCGCCTGCCGTTTGGCCTCGCGCACCTTCTTGTATTCCCGCTTGTGCTCGCCGCGCTGCGGCAGGTCTTTGTTCGTGATGGAAAAGAAAACATCCCCGCTGTTGATGTAGTTGTAGATCGTCTTCTCGCAGATGTCCACGTCGAACTTCAGCCCGCGCAGCTTGATCTCCATGATGACTGCCGCCGGGGAATAGTGTTCCCGCCCAATCTTCTGCTCGATGAAATCATGCAGTGCGAAGTCGTGGCCGAGCTTAATCATTCCGCCTTTCGCCCGCTTGTTCTTCTCATACTGCGCCTGCGCGATGTCTGCCGAGTACCGCCGCTCTGTCGTTAAGTTGCTCAGCGTATGCTCATACCACACCCCGTCGCGGCGCAGCTCGCGCCAGATGGTCTGATAGGTGACGTGCAGCCGGTCTGCAATCTGCTGGATGCTGGCCTTCTCGCGCAGCATCATCTCGATCTTGATTCTGTCTCTGTACTGCAGGTGCTTAAACGTCCGCTTCATCTGTTCCATCTGTCCGGCCTCCTATTGCCATTTCTTGCTTTTTATTCTAAAGCTGATTAAGCCGAAATGTCAAGCCGTCAAAAAAGACCTCCCTGCTGTGCAGCAGAGAGGTCTATTCTTTTCCCAGCAGCCAGTCCGTGCTGACACCCAGTACACCGGCGATGACCGGCAGTTCGAAGTCTGGCACCACGCGCTTCCCAGTTTCAATTCTGCTCACTGCCATCTGCCCAATCTGAAGCCCGGCCAGCTGCAGCTTCGCCGCCAGCGTGTCCTGGCTCATTCCAGCCTTTATCCGCGCCTCACGCACCCGCTTGCCGCATAAGTTGAACCGTCCATCCAGAGTATAGAGCCGCACCGCTCCGCCTCCCTATAATCATCTTTTGCATAATCCTGCTTGAATTTAACATATCTTCGTGGTAATCTTATAAAAAAGATGATTAAACTGAAAATTTTGTGGAGGTGCAGCCATGGTCTATGTCGTCCTGGTTCTATGCGCGATCATTCTTTTCCTGCTCTACCGTCTCGATCGATCGAATCCTTTCCGCCGTGTTCTTCGCCCCACATACAGTATCCGTGCGCGATATTTTCCAGAAGCTATCTATCTTAGCTTCACTTCGCGTGCGAACAGTCAGAACAAGTCTCTGCGCACAGCCATTGCGGATGCAGCATATTCGTATCCGGAAATCAGCACGCTTGTTTTTGAAAACTTATGCCCCACGTCATCCTTCATCGCGGATTTTGGCCAATTCAGTTTTCGTCGCATTGATCTTTCTAATGTTCGCATTGCAGAAGCCTCATGCCTTGAATTTTGGATTGAACAGCTTGCTCTTCCAGCAGAAGTGCTTGTGCTGCCGAAAAATTTGAAACGTATTCTTGTCCCGTCTGATTGCAGGGAGCTACGCGACGTGTATATTTCATCTCCTGTTGCAATACCAGCTTACAAAGCGGACACTCGTTACCGTGATGGAATCCATGCAGATCGAAGCCTCGTCTTTCATGTTCCACGGAGGCTCCTGCAGGAATACCAGCGCAGCCAAGCTTGGGATGAACTCTCTTTCATCGACGATTCAGGATATTCGTTCCCGCCGCTCTTCCTTCCTTATGACGTGGAGGCAGATGTGTAACAAAAGCGCCACCAGGTCTCCCTGGCGGCGCTCTTTCTATGTCCATCTGCTAGTCTTCCCGCTTTGCCTTCTCGCGCTCTGCGATCACCTGGCTGCCCACACGCTCGCTGTACGGATTGTTCTTCGCGCTCTTGCTTCCGGTGAACAGCTGCCAGAGCACGGCCCGCATCTCGTTTGTCAGCTGCTGCGGCCCGTCGCCGCCCGGCAGCATAATGCCGCTGTGTCCGTTCAGCGCATCGATGGCGTTCTCAATCTCTTCGCCCTTGTAGCTTCCGTTCCCATCCTCGTCGAACTGCGGCAGGATTTCCTTCAGCTGCACCCACGTTCTTGCCTCGATGCCGTAGCTGTCGGCGATCTCGTATTTCTGCTTTGTCGAGTCCTTCATCACTGCGAGCAGTGCGTCGCGCTGCGCACTTGTTCCATCCACCGCGTCGATGGCTGCCCGCCACTTCTGCACGTCGGACACGGTTTTCTTTCCCTCTTCCGGCGCAAGCTCTGCCATACCGAGCGCCACGTCCTTCGCGCTCTGTGCGTCCAGCCCGCCATCAATCGCGTCCAGATACTTGTCCACGGCTCCTGCCAGCTTCAGCTCCAGATAGTCCGCCATCTCTGCGCCGGTTGCCAGCACGTCGTCCGCCTTCTGCGTCGAGGTCTTCACTTCGTAGTCGTCGAATACAGCCGCCTTTGCTTTCTCTCCGGCGTATTCATACAGCCCGCTCAGCATCTTCTCCCGCGTCTCGTCGTCCGCCGTCTGGAACACGTCGCTTGCGGCCAGCGCCACCAGCCTGCTTCCGACGGCGCTGCTCCACGTCTTATCGTAGACCTGCTTCTGATAGGCCGAGAGCTTGCGGTCTTCGCCGTCAACGCTGATGCTGCCCGGCGTATCGGACGGAACCGCCTTTGTGAACCCGCTTTCGTAAAGAGACGCGAGCGTTTCGTTCGTCGTCTCATCCGTCTCCACGCGCCGGTTGTGCAGGGTATCGCTGATCTTGCGCTCCAGCTCCGCGCCGCGCAGGCCCTTCATCTGGTTTTTGTTCGCCGTGGCCAGCGCATCGTCGTATGCCGCCGCAAGTTCCGGCGAGGCCCAGCGCACCGTGCCGAGCAGATACGCCTCCAGGTTGTTGACCGAGATGCCCGGCAGGTATGTGGCCGCTGCAGCCGCCAGGTCTTTGATGCCGCCGACAATGTCACCGCTGTACCGGTGCAGGTATTCGCCCAGGCTTCCGCCGTTCTTCACGACGTCCGCTGCGTCCTTCAGCACATCCAGACCGTTCTGCCCCTGCTCCACGATGGTCTCCACAACGTCGGACAGCTGCTCCAGGCCCGGCGTGTCGATGCCGTACCACTTGTCGCCCGTAATGATGTTGCCGATGACGTCCGCAAGTTCTTCTCCGTAGGTGACGATACCAGCCAGGTCTCCCACCAGCCCCAGCGCCATTTCCTTTGCCACGCTTCCTGCTGTAAGATTCCCGTCCTCGTCGCGGTACGCCTTGCCCTTGCGCTTCCAGAGGTTCATCAAGAACTCGATACCCTGCGCCCAGATGTATCCTCCGACGGCTGCCAGGAACGCAACGCCCAGCCCGCGCTTGGCCTTGTTGTAATTCTCCGTGTCTCCGATTCGCTTGTAGTATTCCGCCTCACCAGCACGCTGCCGCAGCGCATTGTAGGTCTGCGAGCTGTCCGACTTGAACATCGTAAACGCCCGCGTCACCGGATTCTTGCTCTTGCGCAGCGCGCCCTGGTGCATCTCGTCCGAGGTGGACTGACTTCTCGCCACCGCTTCGTTGAATACTTCTGCAACCTTCTGATAGAACGGGCTGCTTCCGCTGTCGATCTGCTCCTGGCTTCCGGTCTCCAGCTCCGGGAACTCAGCTCGTACCTTGTTTTCCGCCCACGGCCACAGCACGCTCGCGGCCCAGCCGTCCATGGCGGTGATCGCTCCGCCGCCGAAGATAAAGTTCGTGAACTTGTTTGTCTGTGTCCAGTTCGGATTTTCCTTCAGCTGCTTGGTCTCCGGCGTAGAATAGCCCAGCGTTCTCCAGTCCAGCTCCTGCGTGTACTTCTCAATCAGGCTCCGGTCGATGCGCTTTACCTGTCCCGGCGACGGGAAGTTCTTGAAGTCCAGCCACGCACCCGCCAGTGGAATCGAACCCAGCTGCTTAAAGACGATGGATGGGTTTGCCCCGAACACGGCGCCGATGTAATTGCTGAAGACTTTTTCTGCGCCCATGCTCACGCTGTCGCGTGTGCTGGCGGCCCCGCCCTGCAGCGTCTGCACCAGGTCTTGGATGTACTTCAGGCTTTCGTCGCCCCAGTCGTGGGTGATAATATCCGCCATGGAGTTTTCCCGCTCGCGCCAGTTTAGCAGCGTCTGCCAGTTCCGGGCTGGAATTGCCATGCCCACGAACCGTGCCGTCTGCTCCACGTGGCGCTCAAAGGCGTCGAAGGCGCCGATGTTGTAGCTCGGATTTTTGGAGAACTGGCGGCTCTTCAGATTGCCGACGCCTTCCGCCGTCGCGTCGTAGACGCCCAGCTCGCTCTTGGTGTAGTTGGAGTTGGTGTAGATCGGCGTATAGTTCTTGCTCACGGCCTTGTCGTACCCGTAGAGAACGTTGGAAACGCGGTTGATCTCCTTCTTGGCAAACACGTTGTAGTATTGCTCCAGCGCCTGTGCCAGCTCCTGCTCTTCCGGTGTTAAGCTGCCGACGATTGCCTTCACGGTCTCCGGCGCCATGCGCACGGTCTTGCCTTGGGCGAAGGCCTCGCGACGCTTGCCCTGGCTGTAGAGCGTTTTGTCGGCGAAAGTACGGCCGCCTTCCATGTGCCGCAGGTTCTCCGTGCTCTTGCTCTCCAGGTACATGTGCACCTTCTGCGTCGGCGTCATCCATACCGTGATCGTGTCCCCGAACTTCGGCGGCTTACCGACCTCCAGCGCGCCGACCAGCTGCGGAATCTTCACCTCATACCAGATGCCGTCGTCTCCCTGACCGTCTGCCTTCTTGGCCCAGTCTTCATGCTCCGTCAAGAACTCACGCAGCTGCTTTGTGGCGCTTACCGTGTAGTCGCGGATGTCCCGCTCGCCCTTCTCCAGCTGCTTGGCCATGGAGTACCACGCGCTGTTCGGGTTCCAGCCTGCCATGCGCTGCATCACGTTCATCGGAGAGAGCTGTTCCTGGTTGAACAGGCTGTCCAGCTTCTTTCCCTGGCGTGCCGCTTCGCCTGCCTTCGTCTGTGCGCCAAAGTCCAGCTCTTTCTTGCTGTCCGTGTAGACCTCTGCGAACAGCCGGTTCATGTCGTCGTTGATGACGTTGTTCCGGTTGTAGAACTCCGTCCGCAGTCCGACGGCTGCCTTATACAAATCCTGCAGCGCGTTCAAATCCATGTCCGCGATCTTCTTGTTGTCCAGGCGGTGAACGATCTTCTCCAGCTCTTTCGACGGCAGGAAGTTCGGGTCGTTTGCCTGTGCGTCCTTATACATCTCGGCCAGGTCTTTCCACGTCGCGTCGTACTTCTTGGAATAGCGCATCTCGTTGGCTGCGCTCACTGCGTAGATGTCCAGGTCTCCGAGCACCTCGTCCCAGGTTCCCTGCAGTTCCTCCGGCGCCCGGTACTGATTCTTGGCCAGCCACTGCAGTGCCTTCAGCGTCTTCTTCTGCTGCTCCTTCAGCTCGCGGTATTCCCGCTGCCGCTGGCTCATCTCCTTGCGCTGCTGCCGTTCCTTCGCGCGGCTGAGTGCTTCGCGCTGCCGGGCGGCTGCCGACTTCTCCCGCTCCTGTGCGATCTTCACGCCGGTTCTGTCTCGCAGATGAACCTCCAGCTTTGCTGTCCGCGTGAACGTGCGCAGTGCTTCGTCCATCTGCCGCTCGATATTGTCCAGGACTTCGTCTTCCGAAACATATTCCTGCCCGGCCAGAAGCGCAGTGTACTGCGCCAGGCTCATGTTCTGGCTCTTGCCTTCTTCCGCCGTCTGCACAATGTTCTCCAGAATCTCCCGGCTGTCCAGATCGTCCGCATGGAACATCCCCGGCAGAGTGTCTGCAAGCTCTGCGTTGACCATGTCGATACCAGCTGCGCTCGTATCGTTTACCAGCATAACGCCTGCTGCAAATGCCTTCTTCCGGAAATAGCCCCAGTCGTCTCCGAACTCATGCTTCACGCTCTCCGGCACATAGATGCGGCGCCCCGCAATCTCCGACCGCGCCTGCTGCAGATACTCATCCGCTGCCACTTCCATGACGCCCTCCGCGTACATCCGGTCGAAGAAGGCATCCCGGTCTTCCTGTGTCAGCTCGCCGTTCTTGAGCATCCGGTCTGCCAGGCCGTCGATGATCTGGTTGATCTCCGCACGCCGCCCTTCCGGAATGGAGAAGATGCCCTGCATATCCTGCCGCAGATTCCGCTTTGCAATGATTGGCAGACTTTCTGCTACCGGCTTCGTCTCGTTCTTCTTGCGCGGCTTTTTCTCCTTCTGCTCAGGCTCTGCCGGTTTGCTCTCCGGCGCCTGCTCGATCTCTCCGCCGGTTTCTGCCTGCGGTTCGTCCACGGAGAAACGCATACCCTTCAGACTTCTGGCGATCTCCATGCGCTGCTCGTCGTTCCCGGCCTCGTACTCGATAACGTTCAGGCCCGCCGCCTTCATCTTCTCCAGCCGTTCCGGCGGGCAATCATCCGGCGCAATGCAGACCGGCTCGTCGAATGTGACCACGCGCTGCGGCTTCGCCTCGAAATATCCCGTCGGCATTTCTGCCGCCTGTCGGTACATACCGGCGATCTCCGTGGCAAGCCCGCCGTCGATGTCATACCCCTGCCTGCTGAAGGCCTGCTGGATGCGCATGGCGTCCTGCCCGGCGTTCTCCATGAGCAGGCCCGCGATCTCATCCATGTCGTAGCTTCCGGAGGTCTTCTGTACGTCTGCGACAATTCCCTCAATGCGCTTGTCCAGCTCCTGCAGCAGCCGGTTATATTCTTCTTCCGGCATATTCTGCAGGCGGCCCTCGTCTGCATGGATGGCGTCCACGCTTTTGTATCGCGGCGTCGCCACAGATAAGATTCCCTTTGCGCCTACACCCCAGTAGCTCTCGCCTCTGGCGCTTGCCTGGTTCATTGCTTTTACGATGTTCTCTGCCGTGTACGCGCCGTGCGTTTCCCGGAAGCTCCTTCTCCTGCCGGAAGTCGTGAAGCGTTCCTTCCCATTGTAGATGCCCGGCTCGCCCAGCACGCCGCGAAGCTGCCCGCGTACCCATGCCTCGACATCTGCATCGTCCACTGCCTCGCGGAGCTTATCCTGCGTGGCATAGCGGTCTACGCCGTCGCGTGTCTGGCCGCCATCTTCATAAAGCGCTTCTGCGTTCCGGATGAAATCCTCTACACGTGCGTCGCTGATCTTGTCCCGCTGCCGTGCAACGCGCGTCTCGCGCAGCTCCGGCCTGCGGTTCAGCGCGTACTCGTGGTCTGCAATCCAGGCGTCCATGATGCTCTCGCGTGCCGTCTCCAGTTCTGCCGCTGTCAACCGCTCGCCGGTCTCCAGCTTCACATACAGCTGTGCCAGCTCCTGTGCGCCGATTTTCTCTGTATAGTCCTGCAACGCCAGGTTGCCGAAGCTGTCCCAGACTTTTTCCTTCAGTACAGGCTCGATGTCTTTCCCTTGTTCTGCAAGATATGCAGCCCGCACCGTGTCGTCTCTGGAAATCCGCTTGGCAAGCTCCGCTTCGTCCATCGTGGACACTTCGCCCACGTGGCCGCTGATGACGCTGCCACGGGAGAAGATACCACCCGCCACCTGGTTCGCCAGCTGCGCGATCTTCTGCTCTGCTGCGCTGCTGGCCTCGTAGTTCACCTCCCGCTCGACGATTGCGTTTGCTGCCGTCGGCGTCCAGGCATCTGCGCCGTAGACCTTGTTGCGCCGGTCTGCCTTCGGGTCGATGCTCTGGCGTGAGAAGACCAGCGTATAGTCTCCGTATTGCGTATGCCCCTGGCTCGCCTTCACAATAGCGACCGACGGCGACGGGATAGCGCCGAGCTGCAGCATACTGTCCATCTTCTTGCCGTCCAGATTGTGAATGGCCATCAAGTCTTGCGTCTGCTCAACCGGCTCGTCCATAGAGAACCGGGCCTTGACAGGCAGCCGCTTCTCTGCTACACTGGCCTCAGAAGCATCTGTGGGCACCCTAACAGGGCGGTTTTCCGCTTTAGCTGTACCATTCTGGTACTGACGGGGAGGCGCAGGTGCTTTCTTTTCGTTCTCATTCAGCTGGATGGAGTACACAAATTCTCCATCCGGCTTTTTCCGTACATTTGCCAGCAGGTCATAGACCCGTCCGTCGATTTGCACAGTCTTCACGAAATATTCCCAACCTGTAAGTCCCTGGTGCGCTTCGGATGTTTTGCCCTGTTCTTTGCCGCTTCCGCTGTGCTCTGCGTTTTCGACCAGATCAAAAATGTTCCCGTCCGCTCCTGTGTTGATCTTCGCCTTCCAGCCTCTTGGCGAAGACTTCTTATCGCCGTAGACGTTCTTCCGCAAATCATTCTCATCGAATGTCGCGTAATAGACTTCACCATCTCGCGCTGTGAACTTCGCTGTGCGGCCTGCGTATTCATTCCGCATGATGTCCATAAAGGCTTCCATGCGCTTCTTGTACGGCAGCTTGCGGACGGCCTCGCTGGTTTCATACACTTCAGTCCCGTCGTCCGTCTTTCCGACGTAATCCAGGCTGTCGCTCAGATCGGCATAGACCGTGTTCTCATCAGCTCTGGCAGGCGGTGCCGCGCGGCGCTGCTCCGGTGTCAGCTCCCGGCGGCTGGCTGCGTCTCGCGCTTCAATCTCGCCTGCGGTATTGCGGTAAAGATCGTAGCTGTCCATCCCCACGCCGTTCTGAATGTCAATGATGCTGTCTTCCAGCTCTCCGATCTTCGCTTCAATGGCGTCGTCTTCCGCCGTCCACCGGTTCAAATCCCACGGCAGCTGTTCTTCCAGCCTGGCGATCTCTTCCCGGATGTCCGCAATTCTCGCTTCCTTCGCCTCGTCCCGGTGCTGCTGCCAATACTCCGGCGATGCGCCGCTCGCAAACCCTTCTGCCTTCTGAATGGCGTGCTGGATTTCGTGGATGATCGTCGCCTCTGGTGCCGAGCGCAGCTTGCTGTCCAGCGCGATCTTGTTCTCGCTTGGAGAGAAATAGCCCTGCGTATTGCCCGGCAGCTCCTTGAACTCTACACGCACGTTGCGCAGCTGCGGGTACGCCTGGAACAGTTCCTCGTGATCGATGACGTCCTCCAGCGTTGCGCTGCCTCTGTCTACGCGCTCGCTCAGTCTCCCGTATTCTCGGCCCCAGGTCTTGTCCAACTCCTGAAGGCGCCCCTGGTCTTCCGGCTTCCACGCTTCTGCAGAACCGGTGAGCATCTTGTCCACGAGCTTCTGATATTCCGCATAGTCCGGGTGGTTCCGGCTGAAGGCTGCGTCTCCGCCGCGATGATACTTCATCTTGCTGTCGTCGATCTCGAAACGCAGCTTTCCTTCCATGCCGGTGTGCCAGCCGGTTTCCTTTCGCACGCGCTCATCGTCTTCGCCCTGCATCTGAAGCTCCTGTGCGCGGGCGAGTGTCTTCTGATCTGCTGTGTTTGCATTCACGCCGCCGTAGCTGTAGCGCTCTGGCGGCCCAGTCCTGCGCTGTGTCGCCGCTGCCGTCTCGCTGCCCGGCGTGGTGATCTTCCGCTCCTGCAGAACCGCCTGCGCCTCGCTGCGGTACTTTTCGGCGTGGGCGCCGAAGAAGTTGATTCCCGCGTAAGCGTCCGCGCAGATTTCTTCTTTGACGATGCCGTAAGCCTCGGCCACTTCCTGCCCGGATGCGTGTTCCGGCAGATCGTACACACCGCGCAGGTTCTTGAGGTACTTGTCCATTATCGCGTCGAACTCTTCCCGGCTGTACTGTTCGACGATGGCCCGCTCGATCTGCCGCACAAGCCCCGGATTGTTGGCCGCGTAATCATGGAAGGCCTCGTGGTCTGCGATCTGGTCGATGTTCAGATAGCGGTGGTCTGCCTGGATGATGATGCCGTTTTCTGTGTAGACGCCGCGTGCCGCGCTCACCGAGCCATCTGCCTGGCGGATGCGGATGGAACCGAGCACATACGTCACCGGTTTCCCGGTCTCATAGGAAATGCGCTGCGCCGTCTGCTGCATCTGCGCATCCCAGTGAGATTCCGGCATGACCTGAATCTCGCGTTCCTCCGTTCCGTTCGGCAGGCCCAGGCTCTGGCTGCTTACTTTTTCGAGCCGTAGAGTTCGTCCAAGATTCTCTCTTTCAACAGCTGTTCTGCCCTGGTTAAAGGTGCGTTGTGGTCTGCCTTCTGCCAGGATTCCACTCTGTCCGCCGGTACTCTCACCGAGAATCCGTCCGCCGTCTCCATCAGGTAGCTGCTCGCTCTGCTGTTCTGTGCCTGGCTGCTGCCCGGCTGGAAGCTGTTCTGTGCCATTGTTCATTCCTCCTTCATGCGTTGTTGCTTCATTCTGTACGCCGGGCTGCTGGCTCCCTGGCACCTGCTGCGCGGCAGTGTTGACCGGCTGCTGATTTTGTGCCTGCACGTTTCCGGACACGACCGCTTCGATGTCCGCGTCCGTCATCTGCCGCATGACGTTCTGCACTTCCGGGAAAGAAAGCAGCTTGCTGAGAACTTCGCCATCTGTGATCTGCCCGCGATAGAACGCCTCAATGCCGCGTGCCATCGACTGTGCGCGTTTTCCGCTCACGCCCATGGTCTCCAGGCGTTCCAGCGGTGTGGCAGTCTGTTCGGTCTGCACCTGCTGCGGCGTCAGCAGCCCAGCTTCCTGCTGCGTGCTCTGTTCCAACTGCTGCGGCTGCACGGCTGCGGCCTGCGCCGCCGTCGGAAGACTTGGCTGCTGTGCCTGCTGGTTTTGTTCCGCTGCCTGCACTGCAATCTGCGCAGCCGCTGCCGCTGCGTTCCCATTTTGCAGAGCCTGCCCGCTCTCCGGCGGCTGTGTGTTCTGCGTTCCAGCCTGTGCCTGCTGCAGTCCCTGCTGGATGGCGGTCTGCAGCTCCTGCTCCACCTGCTTCTGCATCTGCGGGTCTGTCGGTGTCGTTGGCAGGTCTGCCGCCGTT